GAGTGGGTCTCGACCGTTTCTCCGGGGGAATACTCCACCATCCGCACCGCTTTCTCGAAAGAAGAGACCAGGGCCTGCCAGGTTGTGACGTTAGGGCCGAAGTGGACGCCATCGACCTTCTTGAGGAGCCGCATAGCCAGGCCCGCATTCGTGGTCTTGGCGATAACCCCAGGCTTCGCAACGATGACCACAAACATGTTAGGGAACCAGCGAAAGGTAAGTTGTTCAAACCAGCATTTCCTCCCAAGTGCGCCTGCAATTGCACTGACGCCCGACCAGAAGAGAACGTGATCGGGCGCTTCTCCTACATGCCCCAGTTCGATGAATCCCTGGAGCCAATTCGGGAGTTTCCTCATGAGTCACACCCCTCAACCCACCACCCATGACGGCACTTGGGGCATTGATACTGTATATCCTCATGACCTTCAAAGTCTTCCCACCTACGCCATTGCATGGGGAAATATCCACACTCCCGACAGCTTTGGGTGTCGTCATCTTCAAACTCAGTTGTATAGCTCACGAGCAGTCCCCCCAAGATTTTATAGAGGTCTTTAGTCCTACAGGAATCAATAAAGGTTCTGGATAAGGAACCTCTATTCTAGATTCTCTAAGTATAGCTTCTCTGTTTTTTTCACAACCTTCGATGGGGTATTCCAGGGTGAGACTGTCATGCACCTGTAACAGAACATGAACCAAAGGTAAATTTGCGTCGATAGATACATAGCATTTATTAATCAAAACACCAATTGTTGATTGGGGAACCCAGGCTATCATCTGGTTGAGGACGTTGCCCTCGATGCGTTCGAAGAATTTCTTCCGATAACCGAAGGCGTTCGATACCGTGGCTGTACGCACACACTTTTTAATAAAAGTTTCCTGCCAAGATTTAATCTCCGGGAACATTCCGAAGTACCAGGCTTGAATACGCTCCACTTCCTTAACGAGTAGGCCACACTGCCCCGCGATCTCAGGGGCCTTACCCAGGTAGTTAGTGCCATGGCAGAGCTTCTTGAACGTATGATATGCAGGGTGACTTTTGCTGATCGACGGATCATGATAGTACTCCCTTGCCACAACCAGGTAGGGTTTCTGCCCTTCCCGGAACAGCGACTTCATCCCGCGACAGCCGCTCTCCCATGTCACTATCCGCAGGTCGGCTGAGTCCAGGTCCAGGTCCCCCATCTCGTAGCCCGGGTCCGGGATGAACATCTTTCTCACGTTGGGCATTGGCATTCTGATGTTCCTTGATCGCAGCGATGGCAAGTTCCTTGGTCGGGTAGTAGCCCAGTGCTCTTGGCCTGGTCTTCGCTCTCACCCACACCTGCCACTCTTTCCGGTAATGGTTGTAGTACAGTCCTCCCCAGGGCTCTTCCCACTTAGGGTCCACTTCCAGCCCAAGCATCCAGTCCATGGACACACCAAAGAAGGCGACAATGCTCATGGCAGTGTCGATGGACGGGAGGCAACGCCCCTCCGCAATCCTCTGTATCCCACTAACATGGACATTGATAGAGCTGCCAAGCTCCTTGGCTGTGAGGTTGTACTTCCTCAACATCAGGGTAAGGTTCTCTCCGAAGGGTGTCATTCTTCTTCTCCTGAGGTTATGTTTTGAAGGTTCATCCCGCTGCCAAACGCATCAGTACTGCTGCTAAAGCGGAATGTGATAGTGCCAGTGATATTGTAGGAACAGTGTATGCGTCCGTCATACCCAATAGCAGATGCCTTGAGGGCATTCGAAGCGAGGGTTTCACAAGACCTAAACGTCTTGATGCGATCAATGATCGGCCTAAGAAATATCTCTCGTTGTCCAATCTTGTCAAGCGCCTCATCGTCACAAGAGAGTGCCTTTGTCTTCCTATTCCTGATAGGCACTGCACCCATCTCGTCGTAGAAGAAGGCCTGCATCTGCTTGGGACTCTTCGGGTTGAGTGGGTAGCCGACCATCTCAGTAATCTCTGCCTCAAGCTCGCGCGCATGGTCCTTCAACTCCTTCAACATTGCCTGTCGGCGGGCGTTGTCAACACGCACACCGCGTGCCATGGTCCTAAGTACAGGCCCAAAGAGTGACTGCTGAAAATCGTGTGGTCCCTGTAGACCCATTCGAGCGACCACTTTCTGTAGCACGGCATCGGCTTCGTATGTTCGAATACAGTCTTCACAGTTGTACGCCCAATATTTATCTTCATCCTGGTCTGCTCCCTTGTCCCACTCCTTGCCGTCATCCTTCCAGTAGACGTAGTAGTCACAGTACATCGAGGCTATGTGGTCTAGGCTTTTCGGCATGCCCGGGAAACACACATGCTGCGCTACCATCGTATCTCGCACGTTACGTGGGACCCAGTGCCAGTGGCGAAGAATATATTGAGCATCGTAGATGAAGTTTTGTCCGACGCAAAGTACGTTTGCATGTGTGAGTAGCCGATAGAGAAGCCAAACAATCTCAGACTCCTCCTCACTGTTCCAGAACCCTTCTGGTCGCTCCACACAAAGGAGTGGTATGCAAAGTGCTTTATGATCGCTCCAGGCTACGCCTATGCAGGCAATGTGACCGGCCCTCGTTTCAATATCACACGCCAGCTTCAATGGCCCTGCTTCAGCCTTGTGATATAGCATGTCAAGAGTGCCCCGCACTTCGGACATTGAAGGGCGTATCTGAAAGGACCACTTGGGCTTATGAGGAAACCGTTGCAGTGCAGAGGCCGCTCGTCGCATGTCTTGCACGACAATAGGCTTAAGTGTCCATTGGCGCAGGACACTGGCGGGGTGATACGTAGGTAGCACGAGGCCATGGGCGGTCTCCAGCGTTGAACCTCGCCACTTGGCAACACTGTCAAGTCCTGCCAGGGCCCATAGAGCGGTGTTCCCGAGGGCGAGGATGACTGTGGGTCGGACGGCCTCAATTTCAGACACAAGGAGATTGTACCCCTTGTATATATGAGGATGAACGACACGACCATTAAGAGTAGGCCAGCCAGTAGCAGCACCATCATGTTGCGCCTTCAGGGTGGTGGGGAGCCATAGCTCAATCTTGTTGCCCGGTGGGCGCTCACGGCACACATTCGTGACGCGGCACTGAGCCCTGCTGATGCCCGCATCGGCCAGCATACGGTCCAATAGCTGTCCTGACATGCCAATAAAGGGCTTCCCCTCGCGTTCTTCATCAACGCCAGGGGCTTCGCCCACTATCAGGATGCGGGCGTCCATAGGCCCACTCGATCCCACTGTCATAGTGATCTCATGAAGTCTTCATGTGCCTTCGGGTTGAATGTGTCCAGAGGCTGTCCAACCCCCTGACAATACTCCCTCCACCTCGATGCCACGTAGGCCATCTGCACATCGTTGAACGGCACAACCTCGTAGGTGCTATTCACATTGAAGAAGGCGGTCTCTCCGTCGAGAGGGTTGTAAGCAATGAAGATGTTCCATGCGCCCATCGAAGCGAGCGGACAGGAGCCTGGCACCTTATAGGTGTAGAAGATCATGCTCATTGCGGCTCCTTGAACTCAAGGAGGAAGGAGCCATCCTCCTGGGGGCCGTAGTGGAAGTCACCTTTCTCGAACCTGTGGTAGGCTTCGAGTACGTCCTTGCGGGTTATCTCCATCTTTCCTCCGGCCTTATGAACAACGGCCAGGACAATTTCCATCATGATTCCATCAGTCATCACAGTCCTCTCATAAAGTCATCATATGCATCACGGTTGATGCGTTCCTCAGTTAGGCCGGGGCGGTCTTCCTTAGGCCCAGCTACAACAGGAGGATGGTAGCCTGGGTCAGGCACGGGTACGTCACGCCGGATGGGCATGCCACTGCCGCCGACCCCCTTGCTACCCAATACCATCCCAGGGTTTGCTGTAAGGGGCCGACCTGAGGCTGCGCCTGCTGCCGTGTTTGTGCGCATCGAGGCGAAGGGGTCCAATCTTCCCCCAGCCCTGTAGTGCTTCATCGAAGGGTTGGCCTGCACTGTGGAACAATCCTGGCGTGATCCGGCTACGCTTGTATCAAACAGCCCACAGAACCAGCAGGCCTGCTTCGGCCCCTTGCTTCCGCCAATTCCACCTAACTTTCTCCAGTACCCGTCCGGGTCCGGGATAGGATGCATCACATGATCCGTCATTTCGGCCTCACTACTCTATAGACAAGTAACTTACCTTTCTCTCTCAGTACCTTCACCACGGTCGGGTCGTCGTCGAAGGCGCAGATAACCCGATCTTCGGGAACGGGACCGTTCTGGAGCCACCGCAACTTGGTCATCTCGGTGGGTTCGCTCTGCGCCACCTCCTTTGTCCGCAGAAGGAGTTGGTCGAAAGGTACTCCGTTGTTCCTCAGCCATACTTCTGTCTGACTCCTTATCCGTTCGGTGCGCCCGCTCCAGCACCACACCTGTTTCCCGAGGGCTTTGCAGGCGCGGGCCATCGTGATGGTCGGCTCGATGGGAAGGTCATAGATGCACTGGTCTTCAAATTCGTCCCAGTCCATCTCGTCGCGGGCGAAGTAGTGGATTCGGTGGTCCATGTTGGCGAGGGTGTTATCGATGTCGAACAGCACAATGTTTGGTGTCATTGTTCCACCACCCTGCATTCAGCCTGGACCAGGTACCATGTACCATCCTCCATTACTCTAGGCTCCCGATTGTCATTGATAACCTGGGCACACGCCGTCACGCTACTCACCCGCGCAATGGCATCAACCGTTTCCCCTGTCTGCCCGTTCATGAATACGCCCAGGGCTACAATAATAAGTGTGTGCATGACGTTCTCCTAAAAACGATAAACGAACATGAGTACGTGCATGTTCCTCACGAGGCCAGGGTATTGGCCAGTGCTGCGTTGAATGTGGGTGTAGTAGCGGTAGGAGAGGGAGACGTTGTGGTACTCCGCCCTTGCGCCAAACACGTAGCCCACTTTCATTCCCGGGTCCGCTCGTACATGCTGTTGTGGTGCGGTGTATACGGCTTCTCGCCAGGTGTTCCAGAAGAGAAATGGACCGGACTCAACTGCGAGTCGTATGCCCTGCCAGGTATACCCGGGCTCGGCGGTGAGGGCGATACCTTGGAGATGCCCACTGCCAGCAAATCCAGTCGTGGCAGCACCATAGTTCTGTGCTCCATAGTCCGCGTCTGAAACGCATGCACAACTAGCTCGTTGTGTGCCAAGGTATACGTAGTCCAGATGATAGTGCAGTGACCATCTTCGTCCCTGATACACTGTACCGGTGAGTCCTGCCAGATATGCAGGGGTTGTGAGGCGCTCATGATTGTCCTTTACGTTGTGTTGTGTCCATACACCATCGACATCGGTTGCGCGGGAGGCTCCCAGGCCTACCTCGGCCTGGAAGAATGACTCCGCATGTGCTTCCATGCAGGAGCCTACGAACATGAACAGGATGCTCACTGCCACGCCCATCCACCACAAGACGCGCTTCATGTCTTCCTCTTCGGCAGGCTGGTAGTCTCGACCACCTCGTACAGCTTGAAGATGTAAGTCTTCGTCGCCGACATGTTGAAGATGCGGATAGAGAGGTCGCCAGGCACATCAGGTGGGGTGTAGTGTTCGAAAGGCCCAAGCTCCTGGACCTTCCGTTCCACTGTCTCTACCTTATGCCTGACGCCTTTGATGGCGTCGTCTTTCATTCGGCACGCTAGTCCGTGATGGCAAGGAGGTTCTGGATGCGGTCGTTCAGCTTGGCCGACTGATCCACGAATGTCTCACGCAAGGCGTCCTGTTTCATGCGCAGAGAGTGGATCTGCCGTGCAGTAAACTCGCCCGATGATAACTCCTGAATCTCTACATCAACTGCACAGATGTAGACGTACTCCTGTGCTTCGAGGCTCTTGCGAGCGCCGTCACCGTCTGTAAAGAAGTGATAGCGAGGAACATCTTCCCACTCATACTGCTTTGCATACACACTAACGTTCATCAACATGTTCATTCTCCAATGAAAGGGGTGGAAGCGCTTTCGACGGACACGTGCGCTTGCCTTAACGTGCAGGAGGAGGGACATGGGACCCTACCGTCTAAAACTCCATCAGGCAGCAGCAACGCTCTTGATGTCTTCCTGGGGCTTGCCTTCATACACGCGGTGCTTCACTTCAATCAGGGCCTGGCATCCAACCAGGTCATTGAGGGGGCCGGTCTTCTTGCCCACCGCTGCACGGACCTGGCCAAGCTCCCAGTTGTCGCCCTTCTTCTTGCTCAACTTGCCGGTGTCCGGGTCAAGGCGCAGGAAGATGCGCTGGGTCAGCAGGACCTTCTCGCGGTCCATCTCGGCCAGGACGGAAGGCTCAGTGATGTTCCACTTTATCTGCGCCTGTGCCCAGTTGTTGCCATCCTCGTACACCCCATGCTTGAGGTCGAGGGATTCGATGAAGGCTGCGTGGACGCCCATCGGGATCAGTACCCGTTCGGTCGATAGTTCTTCCTGCTCTTCATCAAGGAATGTGTCGGGATCAAACAAGCTGCTCATAGTAGTCACCATTGATAATCGTAGATAACATTAAAAATTGTCTTGTAGCTTACGCGGAATAAAGGGGCGATAGCCTGGGCAAAGTATGTAACTGCACACGAAGGTGCTTTAGCCTGGTACAAGGCTCGTATAAGTTGGACACTCCTTTCATCAAGTTTAGTTGATCGTCTGTTATGTGCTTGCTGTATTGGCGTAGCCCAGTAACAGTTCCCTTTGCAGTACCCCTTGTCGTTATCTCGGCGCTCAATGCTTGTGCCTTCTGGCTTTGGCCCGACATCAGCATAGAAGTCCAGGAAAGATACATACTCTACCCTCAACCCACGCCCACCATAAGCAGCATAGTCTTTATCCCCTTTGTTACTGCAACGATTCTTCATGCGAGCCCACGTTGCATACTCTGGTGTATGCCCCATCCCGTGTTTTTCGTAGCTTCTCATGATGATTGCTCACTTACAAAGGGTCTGTACTTTAACGAGTATCGGGGTAAGCCTAGCTTGCGCTCAAGTTCACGGTAGATTGTCGAATGCATCTGTAGTAGCTGGTTCGTGTACTCCCTGTCTGGTTGCTCTCCATCGACTTCAACCCGCTCGATGTATGCGAGGGTAGGCTCTCCCGTATCGCGCCAACCCACGACACGGCAGTCCACGGTGTGCGCGAAGGTAAGGTTGACATAAAAGCGGGAGATCATACCCAGGGTCCTCCGGTGGTAGGTGCGGAAGCCCATTATTGGTTACGGGCCCAGGCGCGGAAGGGTTTAAGCAAAGCGTCCCGCATGGACCAACCTTGACGCTCGACACGGATGTAGAGAGCGTTATAGGGGATGCCGTACTCCCTGGCCCACTCAGCGAGCCCCTTCCACTGTCCCTTGAACTTGTACACGTACGTTGGCTTCTTCATGATTGCGCTCCTTTACTGCGGCTCAGCCACTTGTCATAGAGCGGACCGAAGGAGGGCTGAAGCCCCGATCCGAGAGGAAGGTTCCGGTTCTTCACGTCGGCGTTGGCCTCAGCGGTGGACCAGGAAAATTTCGTTGTGTCCTTCTTGGTTAGGACTACATCGGAAAACTTGCTCGGGATGATCGGGGCGATGGCCTTGCCCAGCGTGCTGACCATCAGCTTGACGCCTCCCTGTACAACGTCAACCTCGCGCTCAACGTGGGCGATGAGCACAAAGTGACAGCGACATCCATCAGTGAGTTTCTTGATGAGGGACATGACATACGCCTGTGCCACTCCCCAATCAGTCTGAGTACGTTCAGCGCGTCCTCCAATGACCAGCGCCATAGCGTAATCGTTAAGGCCTGTGAGTCCGTCCAGCACGATAGCTCGATCAGTTCCCCATTGGTCCGCAGGCTCAAAGACCTGACCTGTTCGCTGGTCAGTAAATCCGTGAAGTGCCGTAAGCAGCTTGAGGTATCCATCGTACTTGGTCCTTCGGGCGTCAACCATCTTCATCACGGCGTCGTGGGGCAGGCTGTTC